GTGGATTACACGGTTATCACGGTGCTGGACGTGAACACGCGCGAAATGGTGGCGCTTGACCGATTCAACCGCGTGGATTACCCAGTGCTGGAGGACAGGATCGCGGCGGCGTATGCGAAGTGGAACATGATAGGCATGGTGGTAGAAGCCAACAGCATTGGGCAGGGGGTCATTGACCATCTGCACAACCGGGGGATGAACATTATCCCGTTCACGACAACGAACACGAGTAAGCATGGCATTATTCAATCTTTGCAGTCGGCTTTTGAGCACGGGCAAATTAAGATATTAGACAATCCCGTTTTGGTGGGGGAACTATTGTCATTTGAGAGTAAAAAGACAACGAGCGGGAACTTTACCTACTCCGCGCCGGAAGGGCAGCATGACGATTGCGTTATGTCGCTCGCTTTGGCGTGGTACGCGCTTGACAGAGCGCAGCCCGTGATTCTATTCGGAGCTTGAGATTATGAAAATATCAACGATGGACAAGGCTTATAAGGCGCTGGTAACGATTCCGGCGTGGCAGCAGAAACTACTGTCCGATAGCGGTAACTTCACGAACAGCATTGATTCTGTGGCCGCCGCGTATTCCAACGTGCCCATGATTTACCGCGCAGTCAAGATGCGCTGTGACGCGTTATCGAGTGTACCTATCCACATTTACAAGAATGACAACGAAGTGGATTGGCCTTTCCCGTGTGATATGTGCGATCTCATTTGGCGCATGGAAGCGGACTTGTTAGGGGCTGGCTTTTCAACTGTGCTGAAGTTACGCAACCGCGTGAGGGTGCTTGATCTGCAACGGCTCAACCCATTCACCGTCGCCATCCACTACGACAATGCCAACGGTCTGACATTCTCGCAGGCGGGCAAGGTGTGGCCGGAATCCGACATGGTTTACATCAAGGAATTCAGTTACTCCGACGACCTGACAAGCGGGATCTCAACCGTGCAGGCGTGCTTGAATGACGCTGGATTGATGAACTACCAGACGCGATTTGCGTCCAGGTTCTTTGAGGCGGGGGCAATGCCGATTGTGCTGGTTAGCGCGGATGGTTTGATTGAGGAGGAGAAGCAGCGCATCCAGAATTTCTTCAGCAAACTGGCAAGCGGGGTTGGTAATGCGTGGCGCGCGCTGGCAACACGCACGAAGCTAACGCCGGAGGTGGTAAGTCAAGACCTGGACAAGATGACCATGCCTGAATTGTACGCGCAGGCGACAAAGAATATAGCTAACGCGTTTGGAATTCCTGTCAATATGTTCAGTGGTGACGACAATTATGCGAGCGCGGACTCACACCGGATGCAGTTTTGGCAGGATACGGTAAGACCTCGCGGGCGCATTGTTGAGGAGGCGTTGAACCGCCAGGTATTAAAGCCGATGGGCTTGCGCATGGAGTTCGCGTTTGATGAGATGGATATATTCCAGGAGGACGAGACACAGCGGGCGCAGGCGTTCAGCCTGTACGTTGAGGCTGGGGTCAATCCGATGGTGGCTAAGGAAATGCTGGGCATTGAGAGCAATACCGATATTCCGTTCATGGCGCCGCAACCGGAGCCGATTGAAACTGAGAAGCCTTTGGATGTGACGGTGGATGTGACGGCTGAATTTGAGAAGTGGGGACGCAAGGCGCTGAAGCGCATCAAGGACGGGAAGAGCGCGGACTGCCAGTTTGATAGCGAACTGATACCGCTTGCTATCCAGGACGAAATACATGCCGCGCTGAAATTGTGCGTTGAACCTGATGAGGTCAAGCGGGTATTCGGTGGCGAGTATGAGTCACCGCAGGACATAGGGCTATACAAGGAACTCAAGCGGGCAAATGAGTTACTGGAACGCTCTCTCGTGGATAAGCCGGAATTTCATATCACGGTAAACACGAAGGACGTGGATGAACCCATTACAGAACCTGCGTGACGTGATCGGGCGAATAGAACGCCAGCTCAAAGCGCCGGTTGCACAGCGAGATAAATTCGAGCGCGAGATGGAGCGCAAACTTGGGCGTATCTGGAAGGAACAGCGTGACGAATTGATGCGCTTACTGGGTGACCCTCCCTCTCTTTCCAACGTGCCGCAATCCTACTGGAATAATGGCAGGGCGGCGATTCGCAAGGTGATCGCGCCTATATTCGAGGAAATATTTAGAGAGCAGGCAACCGCGCTGATAACGCAGGTTGGTATTGGTGTGGATTGGGCGCTGATAAACAGCCGGGCTGCTGATTGGGCGATTGAGAATACCCGCCACTTCTTAGAGGGTTACGAAAAGACTAACCAGAAGCTGATCAGCGAATATATCAATAAGTTCTACACAGAGGGCTGGACGCTTGATGAAGTGACGGCGCATATAAACAGCGTGATATTCGATGAACGCCGCGCCTCGATGATAGCGATAACAGAAACAACGCGGGCAGCGGTTCAGGCGGAGGTGGCAACGGTGAACGTGTTAGAGGCTGAATACCCGAACCTGCATTTCAAGCCGATTTGGATCACGGCTAACGATGATAGAGTGTGTGACATTTGCGGGCCGATGCACGAAAAGGTTATCGAGGGCGAGGATTTTCCTCCGGCACACGTGAATTGCCGGTGTGAAGTGATGTACGACATGGTGGTGGATAAATGAGCTACGGCGTGCAGATAGAGGGAATTGACGAATTGCTGAAGCGACTGGACGCGGTCGGTGATACTAAGACGCTCAGGGATGGAATGACTTCTGTGGCAGTATCTCTCACCACGAAACTAAAGCAATACCCGCCCGCGCCAGCCAGATCAACTTACCGCAGGACTGGAACGCTGAGGCATCGCTGGACTTATGCGGTGGACGATGACGGTTCAGAGGTGGTAATTGGCAATGTCACGCCGTATGCGCCTTATGTGCAGGGGCGGGAATCGCAGACATGGTATCACAAGCGCACGGGCTGGCAAACCGCAGAAAACCTGCTCGATGGGAAAAAGGAAGACATTGTTAAAGTGCTAAGGCAGTTTATTCAAAAAGCGCTTGACGGTAGGGGGTAGATTATGCAGCTAAAGATCATGACGAAATTACCTGAAGGGATGAAGGCGGAGAAGCGTGAACCAGCGCAGACCGTGAAACGTTACGAGGAATTGCCTGGCAACGAGTACCTTGTGTTGGGAATGCCGTTCGGCGGGCAATTCAATGGGCGTGATTCAGACGGGCAAACGTTCACCGCGAATACCGATGCCTGGTTATCACCTGAGAAGGAGATACCCGTCACGTACTATCACGGATTTGGGCCGGACTCGCCTGATACCTGGCAGGATGTACCTGCTGTTATCGGTGTGGCTAAATTTGATCACACGGATAGTAAAGGGTTTTGGTTCAACGTGAAACTGGACGAAACAGAAACGCTGACCAGCCGGATAACTGGAGTGAAGTCTGACGTTGTGCGCGCGTCATCCGGGGCGGTCGGTCATCTTGTGCGCTATAACGATGATGGCGAAATTACCACGTGGCCGCTGGGTGAACTTGCACTGTTTGATACAAACGAATGGAGAAAACCGGCGAACGATTACGCCGTTTTCAACGCAAAAGGGGAAGGCATCACAGAGGTCAAGGCGGAGGCGGAAACGCAAGCCGTGACGGTTGACGAATCTCCGGAGCAAATAAAAACCGAACTTACTCAGGAGAGTGAAATTATGGAAGAAGAAATTGAAAAGAAAGAAATTGAAAAGAAAGAAATTGACATCGACGCGCTTGTAAAGCGTTTCGAGGATCGCATGGAAGCACGGCTGGAAAAACTGGTCAACGCTCCCCCTATCAACGCACCGGCCGTGATCAAGGCCGAGAACTTGGGCGACCCCGACCCGAACCGCGCGTTCGCGCACTACCTACGCACCGGCGAGCGTGTCAAGGGTTTGAAAGCCGCAATGGGTGAAGATACTGCCGGAGTTGGCGGGTACTTAGTACCTGACGACTTCTACGCCGGAATCGTTGAGAAGCGGAACGAACTCTCAATCCCGCGCCGGGCTGGCGCAACCATCCTGCAAACCTCACGTGACGTGTTGAACATCCCGATTGAAGCGACCTCGCAGACCTACTTTGCACAGTCCGCGCATGACATGGCAGCCGTCAACGAGGACGAGCCGACCATCGGACAGGCAACCGCTACCGTGTTCGACTTCACCAAGTTGGTCAAGGTATCAGAAGACCTGCTGGAAGATTCAGCAGCGAACCTCAACCAGTTCCTGGCGAACTCGTTTGGTCGCTGGATGGCCATGACCGAGAACCGCAACGCGCTGATCGGTGCTGGCACTACCGCACCTCAAGGCGTGACCGTTGGTGGTACTGCTGCCTTGACCTTTGACGACACCAACAGCATTGCCGCAGCCGAAATCCCGGAACTGTACCACAAGTTAGCCGGGCAATACCGTGACAACGCTGTGTGGACAATGAACGACGACACCCTCGGCATGTTACGCGGTCTGTCATCCTCGAGCGTGTTCACATTCGGCGCGCACGAGATCAACGACGAGAGCATCATGGGCAAGCGCGTGTTCACCTCGACCTACATGCCGAAATACTCGACCACGAAGTACAAGTCAATCGTGTTCGGTGACTGGAGCATGTACGCCCTGGTAGAGCGCAAGGGGCTGACCATCCGGCGCTTGAACGAGCTGTACGCAGGCAACCGCCAGGTTGGTTTGCTGGCCGTGTTCCGTCATGGCGGCGTTGTATTGCAGTCGGAAGCGTTTGCAATCGGCGCACAAGCCTAACGTAAGGGCAAATAAAGGGGAGGGTGTAATGCCCTCCCCCCAAAGGATAAACATGAAGATACGAATTTTGCAGAACTTCAACGGACTGGTGGACGGCAAGTCAATCCGATTCAAGGAAGGTCAAGAGGTTGAACTGACTGACCCTGACGCGCTGGATAACTTCCTACGCGGCGGGTACGCGGAGTTGGTCAAGCCCGCCGTCAAG